TAAAAATGGGAGGGACTGTTTTAGAATAGAACTGATTGCCGCCTTCTGTACCACTAATTACTGTACCAACTGGCAAATCACGATGATGCCACAATAAATCCTTTACTAAAAAAGATTTACCTGTTTCACGTTTACCAATGAAAACAACTACTTTATCATCTTTAATTGATGACATATCGAATTTTTTTAATTTAAGATTCATTTAATTATTACAAATATTTTATTTTTACAATTTATCCTAAAGGATTAGTAAAAATTAACCGTGTTTATTGTAGAATTTTCGGAAAAGTGCGTTTGTGATAAGGGAAAATGAATTATTAGAGGTTGTGGTAAGGGGTGTATTTTCATAAAATAATGGAAGATTTCATAATTTTTTCTAACAAAGAGAAAAATATGATTTTTTCTCTAAAATTTCACAATCAATAAGTATTGATTAAAATATGCAAAAAAGGGGGGTCATAAGTCCCACACCCTTTCTTTATTGATGAAATTAAAAATACAAAAGGATATAACTTTTAGTAAGTGCCTTTACTAAAAAAATTAAAATAAAATAAATGATAAATTTAATTTTTTTTGTAAAATCATATGCAGCAGCAGAATTTTTTTGCATAATATGTCCATCCTCTTTCATTCTTCCATAATTTAGAATAATCATTCTCATAAGTTCCATAAAAACTGTGTTTTGTTTCTCCCATTTTATTATGTGGTTTGGGTGTATAATATGAAGATAAGACCTTATTATCCACCATAACTTTTTCCTTTTCCTTTACCTTTATTTCTTCTCCATTTCTATCTATTTCTATAAAATCTTCTTCTTGTTCTACCATATTTTATCCCAACTTAATTTTCTTAAACAAATATTTTTTTAAACCAAAAAAATTGATAGTAACCAATTCTAACCTTACATTTATTTAATTACCAAAGATGGCCAATACAAAAATCATCTCCATAATACCATTTACCACCAACTTCGACCTCGAATACGAAGACGGAGTTGTGGTCAATATTTCATATTACCAATTCATTGAAGATCTCTCCAATAATGAACTCTTCTACAATGAACTTATCATCGCCCAAGCCAAATTCATCAATGATCACACAGAGCTTACTCCATACCAATGGAATATCACAGTTCCGATCATTGATTCCGACCATGAAGTTTTCCACAATTTTCAAGCTCTCAATAACAGAGATAATCCACGCCTAAATAAGGAAGATCTTAATTCTTTCCTTAATTCTGGCCTTCGCATCTCCGTCATCGATACACCCGAAAATTATTACAAATTCACCATCGAATTTACCCGAAACAACCAAACATTCCGTCTTCAACACATCGCAGATCAACTAAATAAAACTTACAGTGTATTCGATAAATACCATCCAGGTACTTATCACTATCAAGGAGTTTTCACCACAACCGATAACATCTCCCTGGTTACACACGAAGACACACTCACGGTTTTATATCCTGATGAAACAGAGAAAGACCATTCCATCACGGATACCTTAATTCATTTACTTCCACTTGTTGACAGAATTGAAATAGATGGACAAATGGTTGATTTTATGACGGAAGTGGTTGCGTGGTATTATGCTTACAGAAGTTTCAAACAAGATTCACGGAATAAATGTGTGGAAGAACATTTCAAAAACAGTCTTCGACAAATTCGTTTTATGACTTCAATTGGAGTAATGAATATCCAAACAAAATTCTTCCATTGCCTCTCCAGCGGACTTTTCTTTATCAATTTAGGAGTCTTTGAAGAAAGAGAAACAATTATGTTCAAAGTTCCTGTGAACGATCAAATCGTAACTGTTAAAGCTATTTCCTTCAGCAAAGAATTTGACTTCTTCCATTCCGTATTCTTCCCCGATTTCACCAGAAAATCCCGTCAAGTTCGCATCACGGAACCAAAAGAATGTTCTAGTTGTTTCGATGAAAAAACGGAATATTTGGAGAATGATATTTGTCCAGTGAATGGATGTTCAATGGCAAATTATTGTTTCAGTTGCTTCAAAAATTTTGGTTTCAGATGCATGATATGCAAATCCCATTTTTATAAATTAACAAAAAAATTGATACTTATGGAAATAATAGTTAAACCTAATTAATAACCTGAATGGAAGAATTAGTTATTAAAACAAACATCTATGAGAGCTCCGGTTCTCATAGTTTTAACAAGATGTTGGAAAGATATTTTACGAGAGATGGAATTTGTCCTCGGTTACGTTTGTTGGCATATATCCGTTTGATTGAATATACCCCAGAACGTAACCCCCGCGACTGGAATATAATTCCTCTCGGCAGTCCAAAACTTGAAAATGCCCTCGAGAACTTCATACTACTTCTTTCCCATATGTCACCCAAACAAATTCAAATGGAATTCGAAATGATGTGTCGTCACAAAACCATCCTCATTCATGTCACTAATGAAGACACTGAATTCAAAATAAAATTCTTCATCTCGTTTCAGAAACAATTGTATCCTATCAACGATGAAAAATTGCCATCAAAACTCAATCTTTCTCAAGTCAAATACATTGTTGCTCGTTAAAGATATTATAAAAAAAATTGATATTAAAAATCATTGGTATTATTTAAAATACAAATTATGAATTGTGAAGTAAAATATTGCAAATCCCAGGAGATTATTAATATTTCTCCTTCCTCCCCCCTCTTCAACTCCGTAAATAATGAACGCTCAAAACAAACCCAATCATTTACTTATTTCGATTTTGATTTTTTCGTTAATTCTTCAAATGATTTACTTATTATCAATAAAAGTTATGGAAATCTTTGTCTCAATCTTTCCGATTTCATTTTGAGAATTTATCCTTCGGATGTATATGATCAATACAATACTTTTAAAGATGAACTGGCATTGGATTACGTTACAAAATTATCAAGATTATTTCGAAGTGGAAAGTTGTATGTTGAATTTGTGGTGACGGACGAGAGATTGGGAGTTTTTTTATATTCCAACTATCTTTACCGGCCAAATGACTCTGGTTTTCTTGATGTTACAAATCATTTTTACATCACCCGACTAATAAATAATACCTTCTATAATTATTCAATTCTTTTTGATCGAATAATTCCAAGTGATGAAATGATCCAAAGTGAAACCGGTGATTTATACATTAAAATGATTGGGAAGGTTGTGGATTATTACAGCAATAATTATAAATACTAATTATTTAGTGTAAATAATTACTAATTATTTAGTGTAAATAATTACTAATTATTTAGTGTAAATAATTATTTAGTGTATGGTAAATTGGTATATACTTTCTTTGGTCTCTTTGATAACGATGTTGAGGCAAAACTCTGTGCAACGCTTGACGCATCATCCGGTAAAACAGCACTGATTAATTCTTTATCAGCATTTGCGACAATATCTTCAATATTTCCTCCACTTAAAATTGGAGCTGCCACCTCAACATTTTGACTCACCACGGGAGCAATTACATCCGTATTATCTAAACTCAAATTTCTATTAAAAACTAAAAAAACCAATGGAGCAGACACAATAAATCCAGCTAAAAACAATTTAAAATATGTACTAAAGCCACTGGTTTCTTCCGGTTTTTTGGAGAGGTATTTATCGTAGATGAAAAGGACTGCACAGAGGAGAATGCCAACAACGCATCCGAATACTAATGGATTTTTAATTAATTCGCTAATTCTCATTAAATTTTTCTAAGCTTAAAAATTTAATATTTTTACGAATTAGATTTAATAGTCGGACCTATAATCTTCACCACTCGAAAAATAACTTGTTCTCCTCTCATCATCCCCTCCCATTATCAACTGCTCCTTAACATTCAAAAATGCATCATTTTTAACTTCCGTATTAACTTCTGCAACACTTTGGCTTGATATTTCATTATTTTCGTGTAAACTAATGTTTTGTTGGTGTAAGATTTTTTCTCTTTCTAATCTTTCTCTTCTTTCCCTTTCCATTCTAATTTTATCTTTATTTTTAATAAATCGTCTTTGGGCCCTTTCAATTCTGTGTGAATCACTTATTTTTTTTACATCCTCCTCAGTAATACCAGAGGATTCAGTAATATCCTCACTTTCCAAAGCTCGTCTTGGCAATATATCCTTTGTTTCTGGTTCATAAATATTTTCAATGTGCAATGGTTTTTCCATTAATGGAGGTCTAAAATCATTTAAGGATTTTATGGAAACATTTTCTTCTAAAACTGGTTGAACAAAATTTTCCTTTACTTCTGTGGTTTCAGTAACTTCAGTCTGAGTTTCCGTTTTCGCTTCAGTCACATTTACCTGTTCCGTATTTTCCCTTATGACTACTCCTCCTTCTGTATTTTCCTTTGTACTCTCTTCCTCTGAATTTTCCTCAGTACTTTCTTCCGATTCTTCCTCCTCCAATTTTTTCTCACTTTCCTCAACACTCTTCACTAACTGTTTAAACATATTCGCAGTTTCAATATTATTATTTGTATCCTCATTCTTTATTGATTCAACTACTGATGTTTCAGTAGGTTCTTCTTTGTTAAATGAATTAATTTTTTGTTCTTCCATATTTCCGAAATAATTTTTTATGATTTCTTCAGTTGGTTCCATAATTCTGATAGTTTCGACAATACCTTCCTTAATAATATTCATAATTTCTTTAGCATTCTTTTGCTTTTGTATGGGTGTTATGTCCTCATTATCAAAAAGATAGGCATTTTGGTATACTTCGAATCCACAGACAACATAACATTTGTGAACAAAATTTCGGAGTTTAGGATAAGTTATTCCCACTTCCCCAGAAGGATTTTTGGTTCTTGGCATAGAAAGTATTTTAGAATTAGTTACAAAAACAGCTTCTAATAATCCTTCTAGCCAAGGACATCTTGATTTATCAATTATTCTTCTGGTCTCTCTGTCAATAATATCTTGGTTCCACCCAGGTATTTTTTTAATTAAATCTTGAAAATATTGCAAATCGCTAATTTCATCGTCGCTATCGACGGCTCTTATATATTTTCTTTTCTCAGCCTCTTTAATTTCAAATTCTGCCAAAGCATCTTCGAAAATTGTTTCAAATCCTTCATAAATCAAAGGTGATAAAATACTCACTAATTGTTTTGTATATTCGTTTTTGGCCTCCACTAAAGCAGTGTTACTAATTTCTTGAACAGGTGTAAAAGACATTATTGTTTTTATACATTATTAATTAAAGAATTTTACTTATTGTCCATAATTATTTTCTAAATACCTTTTAGTATGGATTCTCTTTTAAATACTTCAACAAATTCTAGTGCATCTCAAACTTTAAGTCCCAATATAAAAAATTTGTCAAATACAAACAACATACCCACAACTTCTGCCAATTTCTCTGTCCCATCTTCACTCCCCAAAGGACTTAAAATAACTTCCTGGGTATTGTTCTTTATTTCCGTTATCTTCTCCATCCTTTTTGTTTAAAATTGCTGCATTTCCGAGGGAGATATTTTAAATAAATAAATTACAGTTGGCTTTCCATCAACCAAAATAATTTTACGTACTGGATACGTACTACAAGGTGGATATAATTCCCTTGTTTCCGCTGTGCACAATGGCGGTTTCCATTCAAAAGGTTGCCCTGACATATACTTTATACAACTAAAATAACTATTATTTTAGTAAATAAAATAAAATATTACTGCATAAAAAAGCTCTGCAATGACTGAGTATATGGATTCTTCCTAAATGCATCCAATATTCCCGGATCAATTCTATCCGCCAAGGGTTTATTCGGTAAAGTATCTTTCTGGTGTGTTTCTCCAAACATATTCGGCTGTGGAACACTATTATATACCTTCGTGCTCATCACACCTCTATTCTCAATTCTCTGATTATCACTATCACCCCTTCTGGCAGTAACCATATGGATATCATCTTTTGATACATTAATCTTCGGACCACCATCCGCCGGTTTCCTACCAATCGCCACTTTCTCCCTAATACTTTTAATAATTGTATTATAAATTCCTTCATATGATTTAGGTGCCTTAACTGAAGCAGGACCAGCATTACCCTTAATCTCATTGTTTGACTGAAACTGTCTCGCCGTATTCTTTGCCTTAACTTTGACCGAATGATAACCTCCCTGGCTCGGACCCTTTGCATCACCAACATAATGCACACTCGTCGTTATCCTATTCGTATCCTTCGCCTTCATATTCAAATTCTTATATCCACCTCCAGATCTCTGATTCTGCATATTTCCCATAAAGTTCTGTACCATCGTATCCGACTTAATCGTATATTTGGGCGCATCATTTGGATCATATACCATACCCTTCTGGCTTCCCTTTATACCTCCCACATACTTGTTATCTATGTTCTGTTCCTTTATTGTTGTCCTCAAAGGATCATTTGGATCATAAACAGTAGCCTTATTTGGTCCAGTGTTCTGAAAATATCCTTGATGGTTATTATCAATGTTTTGTTCCTTAATTGTTGTTCTGAGTTGATCATTTGGATCATAAACAGTCGCCTTATTTGGTCCTGTGTTTTGAAAATTCCCCTGATAAGTATTATCAATATTTTGTTCCTTAATTGTTGTTCTGAGTTGATCATTGGGATCATAGACAGTTCCTTTATTTGGTCCAGTGTTCTGGAAATAACCCTGGTGGCTATTATCGATATTTTGTTCTTTAATGGTGGTTCTAGGTAGATCGTTGGGATCATAGACAGATCCTTTATTGGGACCAGTATTTTGGAAGTAACCTTGGTGGTTATTATCGATATTTTGTTCTTTAATGGTGGTTCTTGGTAAATCATTTGGATCATAGACGCGGGCTTTATTAGGACCGGTGTTTTGGAAGTTTCCAGCCCATCTTCCATTTCCAACGACGTTTGTTTTACGAGTATGTTTGATGTTCGGATTAATTGGAGCACGATTACTTTTGTTGGGGGCACTCATGTTGGTAATCTGCATTTTAGGACCAGTAATGACACGTGTATTTGGACGAGTTTTGAAACTGCTGCGGCCATAATCATTGGGAATGGCGGAATTAGGGCCCATAATTTGCCATTGACCTTGGGCGTTTTGGTTGCGTGGGCCGGAGCCAGCGTATTGGAAGCGAGTGGATTTTTTGAATGCTGGTTTAAGTTGAGTTTGACTACCAGTAGCGGCTGGGGCGGCGGATCCAACACGACTCTTAAGTTCAGTAGTTTTACGATTGGTATATTTAAGGACGATTTCAGGGCGTTGGGTAGGGCCGGTGGTGTCGCCAACTGCGGTGAAAAGGCGATCTGGTGAATTGATAAAGAAACGATCTGGTTGGTTTTTCTCAACCAAACCGACTTTTTCCGGTTTTTTATCAGTAACTGATGCACCAGGAACGATAACACCCTCATAAGATACTTTTGGATGAGTTTTAACACGAAGTTCATTAACAGTCTTTGGTAAAACAAAGTCACGAGTATTCGCCTGCTGAAAACCTCCACTTCCCTCGGCCGTAAATCCTTGGTTGAGACCTGGTCCTACTCTGATCGGTTCTACTGGGGCTTCGTTGTTGCGAGTATTTCCGACGACATATCTTTCCAACATATATCCATCTAAATTTTGCATACCATAAGGGTTACTCAAGTTTGTCACTGGAGCAAAGAAATCATCTCTTGCGACCTCCGTCTTTGGGGAATAATTATAGTCAACACCAGTAAAATTTTCCAATAAAGTCTGGTTAGCAGTATCTTCAATATTTTGTCGCGCAGTCCCTCCGAAGAATGGGACCATATTGTTGTGGTAAAAGCTTTGGCGATCGACTGGATTACCGGTGAGTGAAATGCCTTCCCATCCTCCGGTTGCAGCGTAATCTTTGTATAAAGTCGGGATTTCTAAATTATTGACTGCAGGGTCAAATTGTGGTTTATATTCTTTTGGCTTAAGCTGTGCTTCAATATTTTGAGCTTTCTGTTTTAAGCCATTCGCGCCTATAAATTCAACTGGTAGAGTATTATCAGTGCCGTCAACTTTGTTAAAGATAGGGACTGGAGGACCCGCGATCATATAATTCGTTTTAAGACTATCTTTACTCTTAGCAAAAATTTTATTAGCCAGATTCTGCTGATCATTCCATACCTTCTGAGTTCGGGTATTTTCATAAATATTCTCTCCACTTGGTTTATAATTATCACTAACATTGGATAAAAATTGTACGTCTCTTTGGCGAGGGACATTATTTTTACTGAATAAATATCCAAGGCCACCAATTGCTGATGCTATTAAAACTTCCATAATGGTCTATATTTATAAGAGAAAAAATAATATTGAATTATTACACATAATCCCTATTTAAGAATAACAATATTTTTTGTAATTTAATTCTAAATACCATAAATTTATCAGTTTTTTAATAAATTTATTGTTTTTGATTTTATAATTTTTAATTTTTTTTTTCACTTAATACTTATAAAGTTGGTAGTATTACCAAATAAAATATGTGCCAGCTATCAGTAGTTTTACTTATTACTCACATATAGAATATAACATAAAATATAAATGTATTTCCTACTTAGTTAAATCCATGAAATTTAAGGGTAATGGCTCCACCACAGTCTCATAAAATTTCTCAATTTTCTTCATATTCGGCGCATCCTCCGCAGTCACCAAATTAATTGCAACACCTCTCCTTCCAAATCGACCACTTCGACCAATTCGATGCAAATAAGGCTCAACCTTGTAGGGGACATCATAATTAATGACCAAAGAAATCTGCTGGATATCAATTCCTCGAGATAAAATATCAGTAGCAATCAAAATACGAGAAGCACCGCTCTTAAAATTACTTAGAATGTCATTCCTCTCATACTGATTAAATCCTCCATGTATTAACCCCACCTGATAATTCCTCTTTTCCAACAATTCCTTCAAATAAATCGCCTTCTGCTTTGAATTTACAAAAATTATCCCTTGACTAACACTAATACTATCATAAATGTCAGTCAATACATCAAATTTTTGATCCTCACTCTCCACAGACACATAAAATTGACTTATACCCTCCAAAGTCAACTTCTCCGCCTTCACCAAAATTCTCACTGGATTTCTCATAAATTCAGTTGTCAATTCCAAAATATCTTGAGGCATGGTCGCACTAAATAACGCTATCTGTGATGTCTCCGGCACATACTCAAATATTGTCTTTACCTGATCCTTAAATCCCTTCGACAACATCTCATCCGCCTCATCCAAAATTAATAACCTCAATCCAGTCAAGACCAACCTTTTACGCCGCAAACTATCCCATACCCTTCCAGGAGTACCAACAATTATATGAGAACGAAAATCCGGAGCAGGCAAATCATCTCTATCACTAATCCTCTCCTCTCCCTTTCCCAATCCAGTCCCAATCAATAAACTTACCTTTACTCCAGAATATTGACCCAAAGACTTAATAATCCTAAAAGTCTGAATCGCCAAATCCTTTACAGGACTTAACATCAATACCTGACAACCAGATACCTTTACATCCACCTTCCCCAATGATGCAATTGAAAAAGTGCCGGTTTTACCAGTTCCAGACTGTGCTTGCGCAATTATGTCATTACCCTGAATAATGGGTAAAATAGCTTTAGATTGTATGGCAGAAGGATTCTCCCATCCATACGCATAAATACCTTTCAAAATTGACTCTGAAAGGTTCAGTTCCTCAAAAGTCTCCACCTCCCTCAAACCACTCGTCTCCTCTATCTCTTTCTCTATCTCTGACATAACTAATCTTAAAAAATAATAAATCTTTTAAACCGATTTTTTTTATAAGTAAAAAAATTAAATAGAAAATATTGATTAGGATAAATGGGATTTTTTGGCACTTGGATCCTGAAAAATGAAGATGAAAAAGATGACTTTAAAATAACCTTCAAAAATAATAATAAAACACCTAAAGATTCAAACTTTATATCACAAAAAGATTCAGAAATGACTACTCCTAAAGAATCTATTTTCAAAAAAATTATTAACATCAAATCTACCCCAGAACAAATAATAAAATCTACCCCCGAAAAAATATCTCACAATGAACCTCCAGAAAAAATAATCAATATCAAATCTTCACAAGATGCATCTGAAAGATTTTCCAATAAATTTACAATCATTAAACTAACTCCAGATGGTGAAATATCCTCTGAAAGCGATAAAATTTTTCCCGATCTTATACACGTTTATACCGACGGAAGCTGCATACATAACGGTAAACCTAATGCCAAAGCCGGCATTGGCATCTACTTTGGTCCCAACGATCCACGAAACATCAGTCGACCAGTCCAGGGAAAACAAACCAATAACACTGCTGAACTTTCCGCCATAATCACGGCCTGCAATATTCTCCAACAAGAAATTAAAGATAAAAAACGTATCGTCGTCTATACTGACTCAGAATATGCCATCAAATGTTTCACCTCTTATGGCCGAAAACTCCATCATAAAAACTTTCAATCCGATAAACCTATACCAAACCTCGAACTTCTTAAACAAGGATTCACCATCTTCGCAGAAAATCCCAATATCACCCTCAAACACATCCGATCCCATACCGGCAAAAATGACGAACATTCCCTCGGAAACGAAGAAGCAGACCGACTCGCCAATCAAGCTATCGGTATTAACAAAGAACAAAAAGAATCCAACAAAATTTATTTAAATGTTGCATATGCAAACAAAGATGATGCAAAAGATTTAGGAGCCAAATGGGATAAAGGTAAGAAAAAATGGTATGTTAACGAAAATTACAAAAATAGTCAAGTATTAGTTGAAAAATTCGGTTCATAATTCAACGAAATTCCCTTGGAAATGCATATGTCTCCATTTTACAAAAAATATTTTTGCTATCATATTTTTCAAATATCTCCATTACTTTCAAATAAATATCATAAAATTTCTCTAAATTCTTCTTTACCTGACTCTTCGTACACATTTGTGCAAATATTTCGTGCTGATTTGCCGTAATCGCTATCCGATAACTGTTTTTCGAATAATTATTTGATGCACAAGTATAAAATTCTCCTAATTGTTTCCCAAATTTTTTCCCACCTGTTTCATTGATTTCTTCTTCACTGATTTTTTTTGGATTATATATGACCAAAAATTCATCATTATTGAAACGATGGAATGGAATTTTGTTTTTCAACAAAAATTTTTCAATTACCCCCCACTTCTTTTTTTCGATTACCTTACGATTTGATAATAATTGTAATAAAGCCATATCTCTGACACCTTCATTTATCAAAATCCATTGTAATAATATTTCATAAATAAACCAATTTTCGGTATTTTTATATTGATTATATAGATTTTCCATATTTAATGGAAGAATTTAATTGAAGATGACATGGCCGGTAATATCCATTCTTGCAACTTGCATTCCTCGAAAATAATATAAACCCCATTCCCCCCTTCGAGAATTTAATTTTATAAAATATTCAAAACGATCATCCCTTATACCCTCTTCCGACAAAATCTTCCCTAAACTACTTAAACACTCATAAATAACCGCCAAATAATTTGTCTCAATATTGTTGGAAACTTTTGTTAATATTTTTTGTAAAATTTCCCATATTTTTGCAGCGTGTAATTTTTTATTTTTGATATTAGATTTTTCGAGGAATTGAGATTGCCAGTTTAATTCGAAAACATCATCCAATTTTACAGACATTCCTTCAAACCTGGCATACATTTTTTTTGCCTGTTTCTCAAATTCCTTTTCTCTCGCACTTACCTGTGCCAATACCATTAAAACTTCTCCCAATTCAAACCTCGGTTCCATTCCATCTAAATTTGCATAAAGATAGTCCATAATCTTTTTTACTTTTTCTTCAAAACCTCCTAATAAAAAGTAATCTTCCAACATAAATGCGGATGCCTGGCACATTTCCCTTGGATTATTTATAAATTTTTTGTAATAATAGTCAAGATTTTTTTTGATGGTTGGGAGAAGTTTGGAGAAATTATATTTTTTGGAGAATTTAATGACATCTCCGATGCAGGATAGATTCCGGACATTTTGTTCTACATCTATAAAGACTCTTTCATTAGTAAATTCGTATGGAATAAAATTTTTATATTTTTCTCTATAAAACTCCGCGATGGGAAATTCAAGAATATTTTGGCATTCTTCTGAAAATAAAGTTTCATAAATAGGGACTATAATTTTTTCAACCCGATATGCAAAGAACTTTGCATCACCTTTTCCCCCAGCCTTTCCAACCAATGATCTCTTCATTTCATTCCATCCCATGTTTTCAAAAACACCGGGCAAATAAGTCGCCCTTTTACCACCAACTTCTACTATTAATCCCAACTCCCGATTATCAAAAATTCCATCCAAAACCATACCAGTCTCAATATTTACTGGGAAGATGGGTGACATCATTAAGCTTATTTCAATTTTTGCTCCGGCATCTTGAGAGAGACTTCGGGGGAAATAACTTCCGCGACGATCATTGTAATGGGTGTTATGGGAAAGTTCAAGAATTTTCTGCAGAATATCTTTTTTTGGCATTGGATAATAATTTGGCGTCCAATAGCCGAGGCATCCGTGAATATCTTTTGGCCATTTTTCAAGAATTTGGCTACGGACAATTGTGACGAAAACACCAAAAATATCTTTCTTTGGATATTCCCTTAATGCCTTATCTTTCAAAAATTCTAAATATTTTTCATTTAACTTAATATCAAATGCCGAAAAGATTGCTAAAATGTCAATCATTAAAATATGATAGAAAAATAATGTTTAATATTTTTTCTAAAAAAAGCGCTGCAATCATTTTTTTACACCTTTGCGTATTTTAAATGCGCACCCCCAAAGGGGGCGCCTGAGCGATGGCCCAAAGGGCCATTGCGCAAAGGCAACGTTACCTTGCACCTTATGGGTTGTCTCGGCAGAGCCAACCCAA